TCATTATAGGGTACATAAGAGCCATGGGGGGGTAGTGGGGGTATATATATACTGCTTATACAAAATACACAGCTTTAGATGTAAACTAGATAGCCTCGCCCTGCTATAAAGATTAACATAAGACTTGCTATATTGCTGGACTGCCCCAGATAGACTTATATGCTTCACCCCCTGGAGAGTTGATATATATATTATACTATGTCTTCTGCATTTGTCAACTCTAAATTAAAATAAATGTTGTCAACTAGATGTAAACTTGTTATAATGAATACATGAACAATAACTTTCTTCCAACTAACTCAGATAATAAACAAAGAAAACTAACAGACCAACAACAACACTTCCTCACAGCACTCGGTGGTGTTGCTAAAGGTAATATAAACCTAGCTCTAAAAGAAGCAGGGTATGCTGACAGTTCAAAATCTAATGTAATAGATTCCCTAAAGGATGAGATAGTAGATGTTGCCACAAAGATTCTAGCAAAGTCAGCACCAATAGCCAGTCAGAAGTTAGTGGAGATATTAGAAAGTGATGACCCTATACCACAAGTCAATGCTAAGTTGGCAGCAGCCCAGACTTTGTTGGATAGAGTAGGTATTGCAAAACGAGATAAACTTGATGTAACGCATACAGCAGCTTCAGGCATATTCATTATACCTGCTAAAGAGAAATTAATAGATGCTAATGCAGAGGATGTAGATATAGATGATGAAGAGAAATAGTTCAACTATTCCTTTTGGTTATAGATTAGGTGAAGATAATAAAACATTAGAGGTTGTTGATAAAGAAGTATCAGCATTAAAAGAAATGAAGGATGGTGTTAAGTCAGGTGCTTTTAGTTTAAGAGGAGCAGTTGAAATATTAGAACATCAGACAGGCAGGAAGTTATCAGCTATGGGTTTAAAAAAAATCATAGACAAAGATAAACCAGAACCTATTATAGAATCAAAAGGTTTGTTAAGTAAGAATGACTGACGAGAAACCAAAGAGACAATATAATTATAGCTATGCTCATAAAGCTAAGATGGCTTCAAGGAAAGCTGTTAAAGCAAAAGAGAAAGAAATAGCTAGATTAAAAAAGAACTTGGAGAATAAGACAAGAAGACTCCGAGATAAGAAAGAAACATTAAAGGTCGTACAAAATGCCGAAACGAATAAAGAAACCAAGAAAGGTTTGGTCATCGAAGAAGACAAACTTGATACCTTACCTAGTCCTGTTAAAAAACTCATTGAAGAAGAAAAAGAAAGAATAGTATTTAAACCAAATACAGGACCACAAACAGATTTCCTAGCAGCACCTGAACAAGATGTATTATATGGTGGTTCTGCTGGAGGAGGTAAATCGTATGCAATGTTAGTTGACCCATTACGATTTATGCACATTAAAGAACATAGAGCATTACTATTAAGAAAGTCTATGCCTGAATTAAGAGAACTAATAGATAAGTCTAGAGAGTTGTATCCCAAAGCTTTTAAGGGTGCAAAGTTTAGAGAAGTCGAAAAGATATGGAGATTCCCTTCAGGGGCTTCATTGGAGTTTGGTTACCTTGATAGAGATGCTGATGTATATAGATACCAAGGTCAATCGTACACCTGGATAGGGATTGACGAGCTAACACAGTATCCTACAGAATTCCCACTCCAATATTTGCAATCACGATTGAGAACAACTAATAATGCAATACAATGCTACATTCGGTGTACTGCAAACCCTGGAGGAGTTGGTGGGAACTGGGTTAAGAAAAGGTATCTAGACCCAGCACCACCTAATGAAAGTTTTACTGGGGAAGATAAAATAACAAGAAAGTTTATACCAGCTAGATTAGAAGATAACCCTTATCTATCTGAAGATGGTAAGTACGAGCAGATGTTACAATCATTACCTGCTGTACAAAGAAAACAATTACTAGAAGGTAACTGGGATGTTTCCGAAGGAGCTGCCTTTACAGAGTTTGATTATGATACACATTGCATAGATGCTTTTGAATTACCTAGACATTGGGTTAGAGTAAAAGGAATTGACTATGGTTATGCAGCAGAATCTGCAGTAGTATGGGGAGCAGTAGACCCTACTGATGAAACATTAATTATTTATAGAGAACTATATCAAAAAGGTTTAACAGGCGAAGACTTAGCTACAAGAATCTTTGAGTTTGAAAAAGAGGATAGGTTGTCTGTGAGTGGTGTGTTAGATGGAGCTGCGTGGGCAAGGACAGGTGCTACAGGTCCAACTGTAGGGGAAGTACTATCCAGAGCAGGACACAAGCTTAGAAGGGCTGACAAGAACAGAATTCAAGGCAAGATACAAATACATGAAAGATTAAAATTAAACGACAAAGGTCGACCCAAGCTTCAGATATTTAAATCTTGCCCCAACTTAATAAGAGAAATACAATCTATACCTATTGACCCTAACAGACCAGAGGATGTAGATACAAAAGCATCAGACCATGCTTACGATGCTCTAAGATATTTAATAATGTCTAGACCTAGAGCAACTTCAGTATGGGAAGAAATGTCAAACAAAAAACGATGGACACCATCAGACCCAACCTTTGGATATTAATATGAGAGATAAAATAAAAGAAAGTTTAATAGCACACGCAGAAGGACACATAAAAAAACATTCTGCAAATGTAGAGATATATTTAAATAACTCTATGGGTATTGGAGAACACTCTGATATTCTAGAAACAATTGAAAAAGAACTAGAAGCTATAGCTAAGTATGATGACCAGCTTCATGTATTAAGGAAGTATTTCTAATGCCATTATATACATTTAAAAATACTAAGACTGATGAAGAGTATGATGAGGTGATGAGCTATGAAGAGCTTCAAGAATATTTAAAACAAGAAGATATACATCAAGTATTTAAGATGAACATATACAGATACTCAGATGCTGGTGGAATTAAAGACCAATTTACTGACTGGTGTAAAGATGACAAGGTAAAAGGCAAAGGAGATTTTAAACCTTATGGTAAAGGTAAAAAAGGATTTAGTAAAATGAAACAACAGCAGGAGGAGAAAAAAGGTAATGGTTAAAAAGAAAATTAAAATAAATACTAAAGCTACTAGGGAAATAGATAAGTATCCTCTGGTTTCTGTGTACTGGCTTGACATTTGCTCCGACAGCTCATGGCAATCTATTGAAGGATGTAAGAAAGCAAAGCTTCCTATTTGTGTTACTAAAGGTCACTTATTAACTCAAACTAAAGGAGTGACTAGAATATTTGGAGATTATTCTTTGGCTGATGAGGAGACAGGGAAGATTGAAGAGATTGGAAACAGCACGATTATACCTAATAGTGTTATCGTGGAAATTAAAAAAATAGTTGACAAGAGGTAATAATAACTGTATTATTATATTACTGCACAAATAATTTAAGGAATTATATATGGCTACTTACGACCAGATTAGACAGGATTCAAATCCATCTATGGATGAAGCAAAAGAAGAAGAAGCAATTTCTAATCTTGTTGCTAAAATTAATTCTAGGTTTCAACAATGTGAAACTACTAGAGAAGATGATGAAGATAGATGGTTACAAGCTTTCCATAATTACAGAGGAAGATATTTTAAGAATGTAGCTTTTAGAGACCATGAGAAATCTAGAGTCTTTGTTAAAGTAACTAAAACAAAAGTACTAGCAGCATATGGTCAATTGATTGATGTATTGTTTGGTGCAAATAAATTTCCATTAACTATTCAAGAAACTAGAGTACCTGAAGGTATAGATGAGTATGCTCATTTAAATCCATTAAAAGAACAAATGGGTATGAATCAAAATGAACAACCCACTCCTGGTATTGAAGGTAATATGGATTATACTCCTGGTGAACCTATGATGCAAGAATCAAATGGTGGTTTAGGTTTTCCTGGTGATGGAAATGATTTAGCTCCTGGTACAACTTTTAATGATTTAAATAATGATGCTAATTTAGGTGGACTAGAAGAAGAATACGCAGAAGCAGATTTAACTTCTGGACCAGCTCCAAGTCCTGAGATGCCTCAGATTAAACCTGCACAGATTGCAGCTAGAAGATTAGAGAAATTAATCTTAGACCAAATAGAAGAATCAAATGGAAGTGTAGAATTAAGAAGTGCAATCTTTGAAGCTTGTTTATTAGGAACAGGAATTATCAAAGGACCATTTACTTATAATAAAACTTTACATAAATATTCTGATACTGGTAATGGTAGAGAGTATACACCTGAAACTGTTAAAGTTCCTAAAATGGAATTTGTTAGCATATGGGATTTTTATCCAGACCCTAATGCTAGAAACATGGAAGAAGCAGAATTTGTAATTCAACGACACAGATTAAATAGAAATCAAGTTTTAGATTTAGCTAACAGACCTTTCTTTAATAAACAAGCTATTATGGATTGTGTAAGAATGGGTGCTAAGTATAATAAAAAATCTTGGGAAACAGATATAGATTTAGAAAAAAGTCAGTACCCTGATATTGAATCAAATAGATTTGAAGTATTAGAATACTGGGGAACAATAGATGCAATGAGTGCTAGAGAAGAAGGTCTAGAACTTGATGAGTCTATTGATGACATGGAAGAAGTTCAAGTTAATGTTTGGATGATTAGAGATAAAGTAATTCGAATTGTTCAAAATCCATTTAAACCTTTTAGAACTCCTTATCAATCTTTTGTATATGAAAAAAATCCATATACATTTTTTGGTATTGGTGTTCCAGAAAACATGGATGATGCACAACAGATTATGAATGGTCATGCAAGAATGGCAATTGATAATTTAGCATTAGCAGGTAATTTAGTATTTGATGTTGATGAATCAGCATTAGCTTCTAATCAAACTATGGAAGTATTTCCTGGTAAGATTTTTAAAAGACAAGCAGGTTCTCCTGGTCAATCAATCTATGGATTAAAGTTTCCAAATACTGCTGTAGAAAATATGCAGATGTTTGATAAGTTTAGACAACTAGCAGATGAATCTACAGGATTACCATCTTATTCACATGGACAAACAGGTGTTCAATCTATGACAAGAACAGCATCTGGTATGTCAATGTTAATGGGAGCAGCATCATTAAATATTAAAACAGTAATTAAAAATATTGATGACCAATTAATTAAACCTTTAGGTGAAGCATTGTTCCAATGGAATATGCAATTCTATGAAGGTGACTTACCAATACATGGAGACTTAGAAATTAAAGCAACAGGTTCATCTAGTTTGATGAAGAAAGAAGTTAGAAGTCAAAGACTAACTATGTTCTTACAAACTGTACAGAATCCTGCTATTGCTCCATTTGTAAGAATGTCAGAAGTAATAAAAGAATTAGCTCACTCTTTAGATTTAGACCCAGCAGAAATTTTAAATACTAAAGACGAAGCAGAAATCTACGCAAAAATAATAGGACAACAAAATGCTAACAAAGGAACTAGCCCACAAGCTCCTATCCCTGGTGAACTCGGAGCAATGGGTGGTGATGGAGGAGTACCTCCACAAACTCCAGGAGCAAACAACCCTGGAAATGGCGAAAGCCCAATCGGACCTGGTAATACACCAATGCCAGGGGAGATGGAATTTACTGGACAGACTGAAGAACCTGCCCAATAATGTAAGAGACATAGTAAAATAATATTAGTGTTGACTAGTATAATTAATATTGTTATAATTAAGCAAGGAGTAAAATGAAAAAGATAAAAGCAGTTAAAATGGCAACAGGTGGATTAATGTCAATGCCACCTTATATTGCAAAACAAGATAAAACATCTGATGGTATTACACCTTATGATGTTAATACTCCTATGTCTGCTAGAAAAGGTTTACCTTCTAGAGCATTAGACAAATCAAGAACAAGATTTAATAAAGGTGGAGAAGCTTTCCCAGATTTAAGTGGTGATGGTGAAATAACACAGGAAGATATTTTAATAGGTAAAGGTGTGATTAAAAAAGCTAAAGGTGGAATAATGCAAAGAATGAAATTTGGTGCTGGAGATTTATCTACTAAAGAAATTATTGAAATGAAAAAAATGGAACAACTTGAAGCTATGCAAGATTCAGGTTTACCTTTAACTGATGAACAAGAACAAGCATTAGAAGCTTATAAAGCATCTAAAGGTATTAAAGCACAAATGGCAATTGGTGGAGTTGTTGGTAATGAATCTATAAGTAAATATAATCAAAGACCAGACTATCAAGCATATGCTGAAGGTGATGTAGTTGAAGATGAAATGCCTGATGAAGATATGCCACCTATGGAAGAATTAAAAGTAGAAGAAGAATCTTTATTACAACCAATGGGTATGGATGATGAAATGCCTATGGATGATGAAGAAGATATAAGTGATGAAGACTTAGAAGGTATGGATGCTATTATTGATACTTCAGCTTTATCAGATGAAGAAGAACAACTATTAGATGAAGCAGTAGAAATGCATCCAGAACTAGAAGCTATCATTCCTAAATTAGTTGCAACAGAATTTACAGATGATGGAGAAGTAGAAGGACCAGGAACAGGAACTTCAGACTCTATCCCAGCACTTTTATCAGATGGTGAATTTGTATTTACAGCCAAAGCAGTTAAGAATATTGGTGTAGACAAATTAAGAAAGATGATGAAACAAGCAGAAGCAGATTATGATGCTGGAATTGAATCTCAAGCAGAAGAGCAAGAGATAGTATAAAAGAATTTATAGAGAAAGGTAACTCTATGAATAGACAAGCTACCTTATAATAATTTTATTATAAGCCCTTGTAGTTTCGTTTTAAACAAAAACACCTGCCTTAGCTACCTTCAGTTAAGAAGCCCTAAAGGAGGACACGATGAATACTAAAAACGAAGAAGGAAGACAAGAAGCCGAAGCAAACCCTTACAACAGAAAAAAATCTTGGCATACAGAAGATACAATGCCAGGAGATAGAACTTCTGCTGATGAAGGTTTGTTTGTGCCAAACCCTGAAAGTACTCAAGGTTTATCAACTGCTACTGCCGATGGCAACCCAGATGATAATGCTGAGAATACTGATGCAACAATGGATAAGGTTCAAGACTCTGCATTAAATGTAGAATCTAACCCTTATACAAAAGTTGATTATAAGAAAAGATATGACGACCTAAAACGATATTATGATAGGAAGTTAGGTGAATGGAACAGTAAAGAAAGTGACCTTAAAGTTCAACTTCAAGAGAACCGACCTAAGTACCAACCACCAAAATCGAAAGAAGAGCTTGAAGCTTTTAAAAACGATTATCCTGACATTTATGGAGTTGTGGAAACTGTATCTCACTTACAATCGCAAAATGAAGTTAAGACTTTACAAGAAGAGTTAGAAAGTTTAAAGAAAGCAAACATTACTTTACAACAAAAGGAAGCTGCACTTGAACTTTCAAAATATCATCCTGACTTTGAGGAAATCAAAGAGTCTGATGATTTTCATAACTGGGCAGATACTCAGCCAATGGAAATTAAAAACTGGATATATGAAAACAACTCTAATGGAGCATTAGCTGCACGAGCAATTGACTTGTATAAGAAGGACCGAGGACTTGGATTTGATAAAAAAACTACGAAGAAACAACCGAAGAATGAAGGTGCAGACTTGTTAGTTAAAACTAACGAACAAACTCAAGTACCTCAATCTAAAGAACCTTTCTTCAAAAGGTCTGATATTAAAAAATTATCAGATGAAGAGTTTATGAAATATGAAAAAGATATTTTAAAAGCTCAAAGAGAAGGTAGAATTATAGATTAATTCTATTTTCATTTTTATCAACAACTAACAAAGGAGTAACTACAATGGCTAAATTCGCTGGTGGTTCAACATATAACTTTGGATTAGGTGTTTCAGGTCAAACTAATGGTTTTTTCATTCCTGAAATCTATTCAAAGAAAGTACAAATAGCTCTAAGAAAAGCTGCAGTAGCAGAAGCAGTATGTAACACAGATTACATGGGAGAAATCTCATCTTTCGGTGATACTGTTAACATTATCAAAGAGCCTCAAATCGCAGTAGCAGACTACACAAGAGGTCTGGCTGTAACATCAACTGACTTAACTGACCAAGAACTTGTTCTAACTGTAGACCAAGCTAAATCTTTTTCATTTAAGATTGATGACTTAGAGAAGAGATTCTCTCATGTCAACTTCCAAGCTATTGCTGCAGACAATGCTGCTTATGCTTTAAGAGATGCTATGGATAGCAATATTCTAGCAGCTATTTCAGCAGGAGCAACTGCAACTGCAGGAATGGGAACTACTTCAACTCCAATTGATATTGGATTTGGAAGTGGTGAAGTTGACCCTTTAAACCAAATGGCATTAGCTGCTAAAGTATTAGACGAAGCTAACGCACCTGAAGATGGAAGATGGTTTGTTGCTGCACCTGAATGGTACAATCAACTTTCTAACTCTGCATCAAAACTTTTATCAGTAGACTTTAAA